GTCAGCGTCAGTTCCGCTAAAGCGGCGGAACATATCGCGCAGATCCGGCACTCGGAATTGGGTCGACGAGTAGTCCGTGAACCAATGAGCTCCCCGGTTCGCCAGCCACTCAGCCTCGGTCTTGACAAGGCCCTGCTCCTGCGCGTAGCCCCACAGCCGGGCGTAACTCATCTTCGACAGCAGTCCGCCGGTCGCGTCCACTTCGCTCACCAGCGGCGTCAACGTGTGCCCATCAAGCGGGCGCCCGCAGAGGGGCGAGCGGTAGCCGGTAAAGTACTGGCTTTCGGACCAGGTCCAGACCTCGGCGCACTCGGCGACGATGACGGGGCCGATATCCTGCATAGGCAGTGCGGTGATGGAAAAAATCAAGGGAAAGGCAACAGCCCAACTTCCATCCCCGGGCGCCGGGGTGCTCGTGTTGTTGCTAGCCGTGGACCGGAATATTCCTCCGCCATGATTGACGTATGCCCCCATAGGCCAACCACCGTCGACTGTCTGCCATTTGGCAAAGCCATTCAACTGCATTTCGCCAAGGCCTTCGGTGATTTCCCCGATGATTCCGTTCATCTCGGCACGGCCGACCGGGCGATAGTTCGCGTTGTCGTCGGGCAGCTCGTAGTCGGGCGTCCAGCCGGCCTGCAGCGACACCTTGCCGTCGGGTTGGTCCTCAGCGGCCAGCGCCTCTTTGTCGCCCGTCGCCGCGAACGGCGTCTTATAGATCCTGGTAGCCATTTACGCTCCAAAGTTTCCGTTACTGAAATTGAGGTGATTCGGGCCGAAGCCCCAAGCGGGGCGCACCTGCACCGCCCACTTGATCCCGACCGTAGACGGCCGCGGCAAAATATCGGTCTGTTCAAGCAGGCGTCTGAGCCTGTAGTCGGGAGTACTGGAGAACAGGAAGGTGGCCGTCATATCGTAGTGATCGAAGACAAAGACCTTTCCCGCTCCAAACACAGCCTCCAGCGCGAGGTTGATGTTCGGCGCCGTCGGCCGCACGGTCAGCTGGAACCAGCGCAGCTTCAGCAGCTTGCGCGCGGACTCGATATCCAGGCTCACCTGGCCATCGCTGGCCCGCCCGAAGTTGCCGTTCTCAAAGTTGGCGTTGGTAACGCCGAACCCGAACACGCCTTCCACGCGCCGCGATGCGCCGATCTCCAGCGACACCCCGAGAATCCTCGCCCAGACCGAAAGGCCAAACTCGTTGGCGGTATCCAGGTCAAAGACGTCCCGATGCCAATTGCGCCAAAACTCCGAGTGATGGCCGTCAATCCAAGCTTGATCATCCCGAGCCAGCGCGATGGCGCGCGGCGCACCCTCGTACTGCCAGAGGATGGACCGCATCAGGTCGACCGAGAAGTCGAATAATTGGGTCCCGTTCATGCGATCACCACCTGAATCGAACTGCGCTGTGTGCGTGCGATCTCGTTGGCAGCGATCTCCATGGTGTCTGCCGACCAGGTCCCTGATCCGACCACCGACACTTCAACCTTCTTGACGAATATCGATGGTTCCTGTTGGTTGATCGCGCTGGCGATCTCAAACGGCGAAACGTCGCTTCCGACCACGAAACTGACATCGCCCTCGATCTCGCCGTTGACGTAGTTCATCACCAGGTCCGGGATGAGCTGCTGCACGTCAAGCGTGCTGGCGCGAACCGTGACCCGGATCAACAGCGTCACCTCTTGCGGCCGGTCAAACTTGACCTCGTACAGCCGGGCATTCACAGGATCCGGTACTTGGACCACAACGGCACCGTTGTAGCCCCCGCCGACAGTCTTAGTTTCAAAGATCGCCTGCGCGACCTCCATATCGGTTCCGCCCTCCACGCACGCCCAGATGCTGTGCTTGCGCATCGGAATCCCTTCGACCGACTGATCGACGTCCGCGTAGTTTTCCAAGTAGTAGCAGGACCGAACGGCCTCGATGTCATAAAGCCGCGAGACGATGGCCTCGTTGATCGAGGTCGTCTGTAGCGCCAAGGTCAGCGCGCGCCGACGCCGCAGCAAGACGTCATTTTCTTCCCGCTGGCCTGGGATCGCGGCGGAAAGATTCGTGATGGTCTCCCATCCGAGCACGCTCGACGCAACGGTGTTCAGCCCGCCCGGAGGAACGACAATCTCGCCCTCCTGCAGGGCGCGCAGGTTGCCTGAGGCGGTTCCCGCGGAGTCAAGCACCACCGTGTTCACCAGCGCGAACTGTTCGCCTAGCGCTGTCTCCGCGATCGAGCCGGCTGGAACATTCGTTCCGGGCACGCCGCCGAGAACAGCGTCAACAATCAGGGACCGGACGCTACTGCGGCGCCGGCCGCCGGTCAGGGCCACCAGGGAATCCAGGAAGACACCGCCCGCCAAATTGGGATTGATCTGGTTGGCAAGCTCGGCGTTGTTACGGGCGATCGCATCCCGCTCCTCTGTGATGCGGGTGATCAGCATGCCCTGGGGGGTGGCCGGATCTGTCGGCATATCCGCGCCGAACACTGCCCGGAATTCGGCTTCCACCTGCGCGCGCGTGGCGGCCGTGTCCGCGACGATGACGCCGCGATTCGCGATGAAACTGTAATCAGCCATATATCGTTACCGTGCCGTATGTGGTTTGTAGCGTCACCGTGTAGTCCAGCGTCTCGCCCTCGATCCGGGTCGCCAAGCTCAGTATCCCCGTCACATCGGGCGTGTCCAGCAAGCGACGCCGCAAGGACGCCTCAAACTGCGCCAGGTTCGGCTGCTTGCTAAAGGTCTCGCGCAGGAACGGAATGCCCTCGTCGTAGGCGTGGATCATCTCCGTGCGAACCGTGGCCGCGAAGTGCCTGGCCTCCTGGGCGACCGCATCGCGGCCCATCGCCATGGCGAGGTTCCCGTTGGGAAGCGTCACGAAGTCGTTGTTCTCGTCAGTCTGAAACGTGATCATCCTGCCACCCCGCCGGAAGTCGCCGGTCCGTTCTGTACATTCGTGTGTCCGTGGCTCTTGTCGATTCGGACACCATCGTGATCCATGCCGTGGTCGGCGCGGATGGGTTGCTCGAAATGCGTGGGGCATTTGACCGTCATGGCTTCCGTCTCCACCACGAACTCAGCGCCTTTCAGGACGATTCTCCCGTCATGCAACGCCAGGCTGGTCGCGCCATCCATGGACTGCAGTACCAGCGCGTCCGCGTTTTCGCCATCGATCGCCCAATCCTTGATCGTGTCGGGGAAGAACATCGCGTCGGAGAATGAATGCAGCCGTTCCGTATTCGGCCAGTCTTCCCCGCCGCCGCGCTGGAACATCAGTGAAACGTCGCGGTCGTTCGCCTTCAACCATCCGAAGTCCCCGGGTTTGATGGGAAACCGCATGAAGAAGCCCCCGCCGCCGAAGCGGAACACCGGGATGTTCGGGATGCTGCCGCGCGAAATCTTCTTCCCATCCGTCGTGCCGATCATGATGAGCGGCTTGATCACGGCGCGGTTGGAGGCGTCGTCATAGGAGACCACCTGGGCCGGCAGCATATCGTCAAGGTTCTCGCGGACGAAGGCACGTATCCAGGACTTCAGGACGGCTGACAGGCTTCCATCGTCCGCGCCGTCAATATCGGGGGCTACAGTCGGCTGCATGTCGCTTCATAGAAAAAAGGATCTTCGTGGCTGGCCACGTTGAACTTCAGCTGGTCGATCTTGTAGTCGCCGTTGAGCGACCGGTTGAACTTGCTCTCCAGGCGTAGCGTTCCACCCAGGACCGACTCGCCGTCGATCAGGTAGGTGACCTCCACGCCCTTCTCTGTGGCCTTGGGAATCCCCACCATGCCGCTATTCATATTCAGGATCTTGACGCGGCCTTTCACGGCCTTGTCGAAGTCCTGCACAATCAGTCTCATGTCATCCACGAATGCCCGGACCCCGCCCGCTTCCGCCAGCCGGTTGACCTGGCCCAGCGCACCGCCGGTATAGGTGTAGTTCGCAATCAGTTTGTCCTGCGCCTGAAAGTCGAGCGTGGCGCCAATGTCCGTCGCCACCGCCGCGGCGATGGCCGATAGCTTCGATGTGGCCTGAGCGCTCTTGGAGACCACCTTCCCATTCGCCGAGTTGCCCGTCTTGGACTTCAGGACGATGTCGACATCCGGCGGACTGCTCGGCTCGGCACTGATGATGTCCCCCGTGTAGACCTTGAACAGGCCGGTCGATACCCGCCCCACTTCGACGACCAGCCGCTTGGGCGTACGGTTCTTATTGAAAGGGCTGGTCTCGGTCAGGAGGAAATCCCGGGTCTCGCGCCTCAGATTGGAGATCGTGACCGTGCATTCATTTTGCGTGGCGTTGGCGTACTTCGTGCCGCTGGCCCGGATCCGCATCCCATCCGCCGCGCTGTAGTAGTTCATCCGACCGGAGACCTCTATCCCGATCCGAATGGCGCGTAGGTCAATCATCGAGGCCGACCTCCGAAGGATCCAGGTAAATCAGCGACTGCGAGCGCCCAAACTCCTCCCACCATGGCAATTCGCCGTCCCGAGTCAGGATGGCAAAGTTGCCCTGGTGGCCAAGGTATCGGTACGGCAGGATGGGAAACTCGGCGACGATCCGCTGCCCCAAAACCAGGTCCACGCCATCACGACGGACGTCAGCCAGCATCGTGCCACGCGCGACCTTGATGGTCAGCTCCCACAAAACGCTGTTGATCGTGGCCGAAAACGTCTGATTCGGCACCGCCAGCAGATCTAACAGCCTCATTTTTGACCTCTCGCCGTTTTACCCCAATCATCCATGACGCCCGCCTTTTTCTTCGTTTCGGGGTCGACATCTCTGGTGGTCTGCTGCCCCCGTTTTACGGTGCTGGATTGGCTCTTGTTCGCCACTTTTTCAGGCGGCAGCTCGCCGAAAGCGGATTTCACCTCCACCCATTCCTGCAATTGGATGGGGATGCTTATCGCGGTCCCCAGCTCGGGCGTTTCATTATGCGGAACATCCACGATGAGCATGTTCTCGTAGGATCGAACCTTGGTCTGAACCGTGACGAGCTTGTTCTGCTCAAATGCCTGGCGTAAAGATTCAAACTGATTCCGCGTATCGTCGACCAACAGAAATTCGATCTCGATATTCGTCAGCTCGCGGACGACATGATCGGAGCGGTCGGTTCCGTCCTCCACGGCAAACTTCGTGGCCCGCTTTTTTTCCTTGACGTTGATCCGCATGGGCTCCGCGGACGCGAAGATGATCTGAAACGTCTCGGAGTCCAGAATCGAAACCTGCTGCTGCGTGGACGTTGAAAGGGCGTCTAATAGCTGCATTACCGCTCCATACCCGTGGCTGAATCCGCCTGAACGTTCTTAAGCTGGTCTTTCAACTCGCTGCCCATCTCTCGACTGATGCCCTGCGCGTCGGTCGCCTGCGTTTGAACCGTGACCGGGCCCACCTGGATATTGTTCTCGGTGCGCGCGTTGCTGGTGTTCGAAATCGCATTCGATGTCACCGGGTTCATAGGGTTCGCGCCCGCCTGGCCTAGCTGTGCTTGCGCCGCCCTCATGTTGTCGGCGGCCCTTGCCTCGGCATCCGATAGGCCCTGCGACATCGCTTCCTGCGTTACCTGGATATCATCGCCACCGCCAAATCCCATCCACTTGCCAATCTTCTTGATGGCCGAAGACACACTGTCGAAAATGCTGCCCACATAGGTCCATGCGCTCTTAACAACATTCACGATGGCGTCGAAGATATCGCTGATGGCCGCGCCCATCGCGGAGAACGCGCCGATCGCCTTCTCCGGGAATCCCTTGATCTTCTCCCAAGCTCCCTCGATGGCGTCGACACTCCGCTGGAATGCCGCCTTGACCTCCCCGGCCATCAGCGAGACCGCCTGGCCGACGATCGGATACCTCTCGGAGAGCTGCCCAATGAATGAATCATTCCCTTCCTGGAAGTTCATCACATCGTCATACAGCGCCGCAAAGAGCGCCGCCACGGCGGCGATCGGGGCCGCTACCGCGAGAAAAGGGGCGACCAAGGCCCACATCGCCGCGGTTGTCGAAATCATGGCCGGCAGGAACATCACGGTCAGAATGGTCGACAGGCCGATGAAGAACCCCGCGACGAGCGTCTCATGGCTATTCACCCACTTGACCACCGAGTCAAGCTTTTCGATGAACCATGTGACGGCCGGAAGCATCAAATCGACGATCCCCCCGGTAGCCACGCCGACGCTCTGCCGCAGCTTGGCCAGCGTCTCCGAGTAGGCCCGCACCCGTTCGGCGGCCCCGCTGCTAATGACACCCTGTTCTTTCTGGACGCGCAGCATGCGCTCGACTTCCTGGCGGCCCTTGAGAAGCAGTTCGACCGTAGGGCTGTCCGTGATGCCGAGTTGATTGATCCGAAAAACCGCTTGCCCGCGCCCCATTCCCTCGACGGCGCCGGCAAGTTCGATCAGGCCCTGCGCCGCGTTTTTTGCGTCGCCGTCGACATCCTTCAGGCTGATGCCAAGTGCCCTGAACGTCTGGGCCTGGCCGGAGTCGACGTCCTCAAGCGCCTGACCTATCGACTGAGCCATGTTGGTCAAGGATTCTTGCGCGCCCTGCGCATCGCCTCCCATCCTCTCGACAGCCTTGCCGAAGGCGTCCACGTCGCCAACGGCCACCCCCAGCGTCTCGCTGGTACTCCGGATCTGCTCGACCGCACGGACATGGTCGTTGAACCTTTGCAGCGCCTGAGAGTCGGCCAGAATGTCCACCATCGACGAGCGGATCCGGGAGAGGGCCCCTTTGACCTTCTCTCCCATCGTCGCCGCCCGGCCCTCGGCCGTCCGCAGCGATTCACTGAGTTCGTCGATTTTCTTCTTCGATTTGTCGATCTCCCTATTCAGCTTGGAGTTGTCCGCATCGATGATGTAGGTCAGCGCGTCCAGCAAGGCCATCTCACTTCCTTTTTTCCGCTTCCATCGCGCGGATTTCATTGACCTTGTTGGTCGTGGCGATCTCCCAGAGGTCCATCGCCTCCTCCAGGTCTATTTCGGTCTTGAGCTCGACGAGTCGGGCGAGTCCTGAGCTGACAATTGATCCAATAAAGGGGTCAGCATTGGCGTAATCGATAGGAGAAACTTTTCCAACAGGCAGTCCAGGAAACCGCGCTGCCCGCCGAGTCCGAAAAAACCGGTGTTCTCCTCGATCATCTCGACCTCCAGCCTCATCAGCTGGATACCGTCGTCGACATGGTTATCGATGAGCGCCTGGGTGGTCAGGCGTTGCTCCCGGCCCTCCAGATCCACGGCCACATAGCTCATGAGCTTTTTCATGACCTCTTCCGAGGTCTGGTAGTCGCCCAGTTTGGGAATATTGGACAGCGGATACTTGGCGATCACCTCCCGCGCCACCGTGGCCGGCAGGCGGGAAATGGTGAATGCCTTCTCGACGCCATCACGGTTTTTCACCATGACGACGCGAGGCTTGAGCAGGTCAGCCATGGCGGGCCCTTAGGCGCGGATGCGGAAAAGGTTCTGGAAAACGAAGGTATAGGACTTCGACTTCAGACGGCCAGCGGACGCCGCCGAGTTGCCGGGCATGCCGTTCGTCATCTTGCCCTCGCTAAGCGTCAGGACGGTGCCGTCCGGGAACGTGGCCACCAGCGTGATCCGATCACGCGCCTGACGCTTGTTCTTGGCTACACGGTTCGCCTCGAAGACCACCGCGAGGTTGTTGTCCGCATCGCTGCCCGGAATCACGCTGAGGGTGATGGAGATGGGTGTCGGCGCGTTGTACACCACCAGATCGCCGTTGAGGTTCATCACCGCGGTGGCGATGTCGATGGCCGGAATATCGAAGGGGTCGGCATCGTCGGCGAATTCGGTAATCGTGAAGCCGAAGGGGAAGGACTCGCTGGCAACGCAGCGCAGGGCGACCCCGATAGCGGAAGTATCGAACATGTCTGATCCTCAAAAAAAAGACGGCTCGCAAGCCGTCAAAAATGTTTGCTTCCCGGTCACACCAGGTTGTGAGAGCCTTCCACCTTGCGGATCATGTCACCCTTGGAATAGACCAGCGTGTATTTGGCCGTGTACTCGGTCACGCCGGATTCGCCCGTCTCCTGCGCGATACTGACGTCATACCAGTAACCCTTGTCCTGCACGTCGTGCCACGCCAGAGCGTCGTTCGTGAGCTGGCCCACGGCGACCTTCTGCAGCTCGGTCAGCGTCTTGCCGATCAAGATGGTGCCGTTGTTCAGTGCCTTGTTGACGCCGTCCTGAATGATGGCCATGACCATGCCGCGGCCATCGTTATTGGCCGGAATCTTGTTCGTGGTCAAAAGCAGGCTCATCAGCTGAGCGGTCATATAGGCCTTGAGCCACTGCTCATTCGCATGCACCGACATGTCCAGCGGGGCGGTCGCGCCACCCATGAGGTAGCCGCGCTGAAAGAACGAGATGTTCTGGCCCGCGCTGGCCGTCTGGCCGTAGTAGTTCACTCGCAGGGCATCGTAGAAGTCCGCCATCTGGTCGTCCGTCACATCGGACGTGAGCGTGACGCCAGACTGGCGGAACATATAGTTGATGGTGGCGTTGGTACGGTCGTAATCGGTCGCCGCCATCACGGCCATCGGCAGGGCTTCCTTGTACTCGTTCGCCGTGCCATTCAGGATCAAACCGGTGGAAGCCGTTCCGATCATGGCGGCATTCCAGGCGTCGGCCGTCACCGAGCTCACGGACCAGTACATCTGGTATTTCACGTTTTCGCCTGAAACGTATTCCGCCAGGGGGATCGCGTCCTCCAGGGCCACCGCGACGCCGAAGGAGGCCGAACCAAACGAATCGGTCACGCTCTCGGCCGCGCGGAAAGCCTCCAGGGGCGTCATGGGGAGAGACCCCGGCGAGCTGATCGCCTGGGCCCCCAGCAGCGCCATCATGGCGCCGAGGTCGCTGCTGGAGGCCGGCGACACGACAATGGCCCCCGGACCCGCCACCGCGGACTCCACGGAGAAAGCGCCGGCAATGGCGTCATAGGTCGCGGTCGCGGTGGCGCCAGATTGGGCAGTGGCCGCCGTGCCTATCGCCGCCGTGACCAGCTGCGCCACGCTGGCCAGGCTTGTGGCGGCCGACAGGTCAATGCCGGTCAGCGCGTAGTCGAACTCGCCGACTTTGATGTTGAGTTCGCCAGCAGTGACGGCCTGGAAGTCGGCCAGGCTGGCCGAGATCCGATAGCCGTACAGGCGCCCCGGCCGCGCCGCGTCGGGATAAGCCGCGAACTGCAACTCCGGCGCCTGGGAGGCGGGCGCCGGGCTGACGTAGGAGAAGTACTGGCGTGCAAAGGCCGCCTCGGGCGAATCCGAACCGAAGTAGTCGTCAGCGCCGCCCGGGCGCACAGAGACGATCTTGCCGACAGGCACGCGCGGGTCGGTGGTAAAGCGCCGGCCGGTCAGCTGTTGCTGGGCGACGGCATTAGCGCCGATCACCGCACTGATGATCCGGACGTAGCGAGTCATTTTGATGGACATATCATTTCCCTCAAATTCGATGAATGCCCGACACAATCTGCTCGATGTGCGCCGTGGCCTGGGTGATGTTGCGATGGTGGGTGAAGATGATGGTGAAACTAGGGTTGAAGTCGGAGTTGCTCCCCTCATTCACGAACGAAGACATTGCTATTTCCGTCGCGCGCTGCACGCCGATGCCCGCCGCCGTCATGCTTTGGGTAAACCTCATTGACTGAAGCACGCCGCGGACGACGGCCAGGACATCCGAGGCCAGTAGCTGTGTCGGCGAGTCAGGGTCGTTCTCGACGAAGGCCTGGTACTGATACATCGATTCGTTGATCTGGGACTCCGTCGCCGTCAGTCCTTCGCCGTCATCGTGGTACTTGCGCGCCTGCCAACCACGCTTGCCGCGGTTGAGCAGGAAAAAGTAGATCCCGTCGTCCACGCTGCCTTGCTCCGTCGGCCGGGGGGGAGCCGCTAGTACCGGCAAGGTAATCCCCTGCTCTGCCAGCAACAGCACCAGCGCATCGCGGACGGTTGCCTCAAGCTGTTTCTGTATCATGCAGGCCCCACGTCCACACAAAGGATGCGGTAGCGTTTTTCGGTGTCCAGACCGCCGGCGACCGGACTTGGCGGGTTGATGCTTGAGATCACGTTTTTTCTCCACGACATGGCTATCGACCCCTTCCGGCGCGGATGGAAGGGCCGCGGGTGGCGCGCATCCAATCGGCCGCGACCGGCACGGGGTCATCCGAGCCGGCGCCGGATATGAGCAACAGCATCCTGGACTCAGGCGCTGTAGACATAGAGGCGAGACATCTCGACTCCAAAAAAAAGGCCGGGTTTCCCCGGCCTTCTGTGCGGCGCCATCGATCAGGCGGTGATGGTCTTGCGCGCGAATGCGCAGGGGCGCATCACGAAGCTGTCCACCGCGACGTTGATAGCGTTTTCGATATCGCCCTTGATGTTTTTTTGCCTGACGCCTCAGCGGTCTTCATGCACTCCCACGCAACGTGGCGCCGAAGAAGAAAGCCGCCGAGCTCGCCTATGGAATAAACCACCTTGAAGGCTCGAAATTTCTGTGTGAGATCACATTTCTTCAGGACGCAAGAGCCCGGACGTATTGTGATGGTTCTTGACATGAACCACCAGGAACCGTTGTTATGACGGACCACCAATACTCGACATGGACGCGGGCGGCCGCCTCCTCCCTGTTGCTGCCGATCTGCCCGCTCTCTTCCAGCGCCACCAAGACGCGCCAGACTCCGGTGCGTAGAACAGCACGCTGCCGGGCGTCTGCCCGGGGATCCACGTAGTTGATGATTTGCTTCATCTTGAACCGGCGGCCCGGATAAGCGGCCAGCAGGTCAATGACTTCCTTCGCGTATTTCAAGCCAGCCTCCTTTCAACTTGATCCCGGAACAGACCCAGGTACAGCTTGTATTCCGTCTCTCCCAGCGACACTCCCGTGGTCGACCTGATCCAGCGGCGGGCTGCCGTCCTACGCTGCGCGGCGGTCAGGTTGCCAAACTTGGCATTCTTCTGGGGATACTCGGCAATAATCACCATTCGCTCATGGCGCGGCAGGCTGGCGTGCATGGCCTCGACCGCCCGGGCGTGATCGGCATTGATGGGCCGGCGGTCATCCTCCCTGGAGACATAAGCCTCCATATTCCCTACCGTCGCGCCGGACCAGCACCACCTGGCCCAGTTCCAAAGCAGGTCATCTCCTGTCAATTTTTCCATTAGCGGCTTCCTTGTAGTTTGGGATGTCTGTCATGGCGCCCAGCGCGCTAGGCTAGGCGCGTTTGATCTATGCCCTCGGCGCTCTGCCCTTATGAACTCCACGGCGCTCAATGCGCTGGCTGTCTGGGATTCCCTTCGGGAGAAGCCGTTGACTCCCCACGAAGGCCTGCACTGCCTGACCGCAGCCGCGTCCTTGCTCGGAAATCCGGCGCCTCCCAGCCCAATGGCCTTTGCTCAGGCGCCGCCAATCGCCATTGACGCCTGGCGGGTGCGGGCGGATCGGGATCTCCATCACACCTCCCCCGGCGCGAGTTCAATGCCAAGCGCGCGCTTGGCCATGATCAAGACGGCATGGGCATGTCGGCGTCCGCCCTTCTTCTCCTGTTCGGCCAGGATGGTCTTGGCCCAGGCCTTGGGATCGCGCTTGGGTTTCAGGGCGCTTTCGACCATCTTTGCAATCTCGGGGTCAATCTGCGCTCGGGTGGCCCTCGTCTGCCCGGGAGCGGGAAGCGCTGCGTGGACATCAGGGACCGGATGCCAGTCGTCCTTAGCCAGCTCGTCGGAAAACGCCCGCTCCCAACGGGCTTTCATGGTCGTGTAGGTGCTGTTCAATAGATTGTGGGAGCCCGTGTTGACGGCCGCCCAATAGATCGCCGGGTGAGACCACTGTCCCTTGTCTCCGTGGCGCCGGCACGCCATGCCGGCCACGGCTTCGTGGTACGCCACCTCCGGATTCATCCATGGCCGGCACATCTTCATGAACTCCGGCAGCGTGGGCGGCCACTCCCGCTGTTTGCAGGCATTCAGCCCCACCACAATCTCATGGCCCGAGAATCCGCAAAGATCCTCGGCCCAGATGGCATGCATTTGCTCCTCGGGCACCCTTCTCCACATCTTGGGCAGCTTGTCGCCATACATCGCGGCAAAGCGTTGGAAGAGCTTTTTCACCCAAGGCATCGGAAGCGCCTGCGCGGCCTCAAACGGGCTGGCCGGTTGTTGCATCGAAAGTCTCCCTGTCTCGCGGTTTCGCGTCGTCCCAGAGCCTGCTCATCCAATCATCGTTTTCCTGCGCCCTGCTGGACGGACGGGGCGCATATGACGATTTCGGCGCGGTTCTCAGCACCCCTTGCAGGTAGCCAACGGGCTCGAGGGCCTGCTCATCCACGCATTGCTGGATGGCGCGCACCGTGGCCTCATCGCCGTGCTGTTTTCGAAACATGCCGAGCATCGCGCGAGCTTGCTTCTCGGAGACGCCGGCGGTGGTCAGCAGGGGTAGCCCCAGCGAGAAAATCAACTCGGCCGCCGAAGGCGGCTCCGGCGGCGCGCCGCCCGTTCCGTTAGGAACGGAAGTACTCCTGGTTATTGGTTTTTGGTTAGCTTGCGATCCGATTTCTCCCTGCGTGCTGCCGGGATCCGTAGCGGAACCGGATGGAAACCCGCTGGGTTTCTCCTGGCCTACGGATTGCTTGCGAGGACGCCCTCCGCCTTTGCCATTTGCTCGCGCCTGGGCTGCTTTCTGGTGGTAAGCGGCAATCTCGGTTTCGCAGCGCTCATGGCGGTATCCGTCCTCGGCCTTGACGAACTTGAAGCGCAGAAGGCGCTCAACGATGCGGCGCTCTTCATCGGTTTCGACGCCGATCATGTGGCACAGCAGATCCAGATCTTCCGGCAACGGCCTCTCGGTGTCGTAATAGACGTCCATCATGTCGCGATAGATCCAGCGCTGCTGGCGCGACATGTTGACGGTTCCAGACCGGAAATCGCCGATGTGATGCGGGTAGTAATTCATGCGCGCTCCAAGCGCCCCGCGGCGCGCGATGCCCCGGCGGGAACCTCCAGTCCTTGGGCCTGTACTTGTTCGATGCACCAGACCGGTGGATCGATCTGGCGGCAGTACCGGACCTCGCAGCGGGCTTTCCAGGGATGCACTGATCGTCCTCTAGGAGAAATTCATGGAGTTGCGGCGTGAGTCACAGCATGGATGCGGGCGGGCTTTTTTTCCGGATCGGCAACCCGACGCGCCGTTGAAAAACCGCCCGAGGCCGCGGCGATGGATCTCTTCCGCGTGCTGCGCGGCAAGCGGGATCGCAAGGCTTGGCCGTCTGACGGCATGGCTTCTGCGGCTTTGCATCGAGTCACGGCACATCCTCTTGCCGGATAACCTCCGACTGGGGGGCAAGCTCAGGCCACACCATGGCCCACTGCTTACACAGAAGCCGCTTCGAGATCCCGGACGCTCGCTCCAGCGCTGGGGCGTATTCGGCAGGCACGTTCCCAGACTTCTGCCACTGTTGGACCGTCTGATAATTGTTGGCGCCCGTCTTGCGCGCCGTCGCCACTGGGCCGCCAGCGTTGGCGATTGCCGCCGAGATGTGGGGGTTCTTATCCATACCTCGCATCCTAATGCAAGAAAAACTAGCAGCGCAAGAAATTCCTGCAATGACACAAGATAGTCTTGTGCTAACCTGCCGCGCATGAATACCATTCACCAACGCATCAAATCCCTCCGCGAGGCGCTCGGGCTGTCAATGGAGCAACTCGCCGAGCGCGTTTCGGTGTCTTGGCAGACAGTTCAACAGTGGGAAAACGGCAAGACGGCTCCCAAGCGGGCAAGATTGGAAGCGGTGGCCAAGGCGCTGGGCACGACCGCGGAGTATTTGGCAGTCGGCCAATCGGCCGCGCCGCGGGATGCAAGGAGCGAAGACAAGCTCGCCGCCACCGCTTGGCCCTTCCTTTCCATCCCCGAAGAACGGATCAGAAAGCTGACCCCCGTCCAGCTCGACAGGCTGGAGGGCGCGATCGCCCTCGCCCTTGGTCAGCTGGAGATAGGCCTTGAGGTTTCGAGAGCGCCGTCAACGGGGTCGTTGTACTCACTCGAAGAAGCGCGGGACGACTTCCCCATGCCGGCGCCAAGCGCCCCTGCTCCCTGGGAAGGCGGCAAGACCACGAAGCAAATGGAGCGGGAAGCTTCCCTCAAGTTGAGCCTTTCCGACTCGGTCATCGCCAACGTTGCGGCGGGAGACGCGCCAGCAGCGAATGACCGCTTTGAAAAGGTGCCAGAACTGGCGGACGTGCGGCTATCGGCCGGCGGCGGTATCGAAAACCATGCCGAAGACCAGACCGGCTTCATCCACTTCCGACGCTCTTTCCTGCGGTCGGTCGGCGCGGATGGCGGCCGGGGCCGCGTGGTGTATGCAAAGGGCGACAGCATGGAGCCCATCATCCGGGACGGCGCCGCCCTGCTCGTGGTTCCGAACGAAAGCCTCACCCTGCGGGAGCTGGCCGCCGGAGGCGTCTATGCCATCAACTACGACGGCAGGATGATCGTCAAGACGGTGGCCAAGGACCGGGTCTCCGGACGCTGGGTGGCACGGTCGTTCAACCCTGCCTATCCCGACGTCCCACTCGAGAACGGGCATCCCGTGCGGGTGCTGGGCCAGGTTGTCTGGGCGGGCGCGAGGCTTCGGGATGATGAGGCGGGGCAGTGGACCCGTTCGTGAGCCGAATGCGTTGGCGCTCTCTGGCTCGACAAGCAAGCCGCATGCCGGCCGTGCGCCTCGGCGGATGGTGCTCCACCCCGAGGGCTGCCGGAAATTCAAACCCAGGATGAAGATCATCACGGCGAGGGCGGTACTGAAAGCCCCGAACGAGAAAAGCCGAGCCGGAAGAGCCAACACGGCGCTAAAACTGGCTGGACCGAAGTTGCCCCCTTAGTCCTCGCCGCAATCCTCTCTCCGAGCCCGCCCCTGCGGGCTTTTTTTGCGTTCGGACCTGGCGGTCCAGCCACTGCATCATTACACCTTGATTGCTAGTTTTTCTTGTACGCTAGTTTTTCTTGCCGCACAATGCGCCTATGCGCTGAACAAACCGCGCGGCAGCGTTGCCAGCAGCACCCGCTCTTTATTGGCCCGGGCGACCAACCAGGCCGGACTACGTCGTTGGCGAGGACGGTAAATCGCAATGCAGCCACCCGGGCTGGATACGAATAGCGGGGAGCCGTGGAGGCCCGGAAACGGACAAGACGGCGCATCGGATGCCAGCCCGATGCGACGGGAGGCGGGCCGCCCTGCCTCGCCAGATTCATCTGAATGCAAATCCCAGCGGGTTTGCATCTTGATGAACCTGGAGGACGTTTGAACAAAGGCCCGTTGGCGATTCCTGTCCGACTGCCGCCGAAGGGAAGAAAGTCAGCGCCTCGCCTGACAGAGCGCCTGGCGGATGAATACCAGGAGGCCATATCCAACGCCTTTACAAATGAAGGGGCCGACGCGACGAATGCCGCCGCGTGAGCACCGCCCTGTTCATCCTCCGCGGCCCCGCGGCCGCCTATCCCGGCGGCCGGCCGACTGACGCCGCCATGGTCTTGCACAGGAGAAATACATGGCGATGCTCGATGACGGCGGCCCAGCCTTTTACGACATACCCACGGCGCCCGATGGCGCCAGCGGCACACCGAAGCATCGCGGCAAGGATTGGAACACCGGCTGTCGGATCCGCGGGCAGCAGCCCACCGTGCATCCCGCCCAATTGGGCGGCCCGTACTGTTTTGGAGAGGCGGAAGCGGCGGGAGGGATCCGGTGATGATCCGTCGCTTCCTCCAAGACCCCGACCTCCGCCGGCACGGCTGGAAGCTCCTGCTGGTGCTGGCCCTCTGGCTCTTCAGCCAAGAAATCGAGTACCGCGATCTGGTCGCCCAGGATGAGCGCGGCACGGCCGCCTATGCGGCGAAGGAGTAAATCATGAACAAAGCAGCCGAAGCACCCGCCCGTGAAATAACCGCGCCCCAGGCCTGCGCCGAGCGTGCGCGCAATATGGCGCTCGATAACCTTATGCGCCGGGCCATCCATCGCGCCACGGCCGGGGCCATCCTCGTTGACGATCTCCGAGCCATCATCGCGGACCTCAAGTCCACCGCCGCGCCCACCGCGACGGTGAGCGGCGTTCCAATGAGAGACGGCGACAGCGTGCGAGCTGCCGTTCTGGCCGACCGCCAGCAGCGCGCCGGCCAGGTGAACCTGCACCATGTTCTTTGGGTCCTCACCGGACACGAGGCTCAGCACTTCGGCGAGCCGCGCAGCATCGTTACGGAGGGTCGCGCCGCCCCGGCCCCGCGACCGACGGACCACTATGAATGATCGCCCGGACATCAGCTGCTCCCGCTGGCCTACAAGCAGGCCTGCCGGGCACGGCCTCGGCGTCAAGTCCAAATGACTGACATCCTCCAGCGCCTGCTGGAAACGACCCGCGAAGATTGGACGCCTGCCTGGCGCGGGCTTTGTTTTGGAGACCATATGTTGCAACGTGCGGTAGAGCCTGCAGTGCAGGTCGCGCCGGCGCCCTACGTGACGATAGCGCTCGCCGCCACCATCACGGGCCTTACGGAAAAGGCGATCCGCCGCAAGATCGAGGCCGGCAAATGGATCGAGGGCCGTGAGTGGATCCGCTCCTGCGACGGCGGAATTTTTATTTCAATGGCAGGGTATCGACAATGGGTAGAAAAGGGACAGGCGTAGAGATCCGGGAAAAATCTATCCGGATTTCCTTCACTCTTGAGGGCGCCAAAAAGCGGGAGACGCTTAAGGTGAACGGTACGCCCATGCCGCCGACACCCGCCAACATCAGATATGCCGAGCGCCTGGCGATCGAAATCCGCGAGAAGATCCGTCATGGCACTTTCAGCATGGCCGAGTACTTCCCGGAGTCTGTCGCCGAAGCGGACGGCACTGCAGGCGGCCAGCTCGACGTATGGGTAGGGTCTCAGCGTATCGAAAATTCAACCAAGGACGGGTATTCCAGCGCCATAAAGTTCTGGAAGAATGGGATCGCCGACAAGCACGGTCTGCGCCTTGGGCAAATTCCCTTGCGCCGCCTGAAGCTCAGCCACATCCTGACCGTCATAGCCAGCCGGCCGGACCTGTCTGGAAAGACGGTGAACAACTATGTCTCCGTTCTGCGGCAGGCTCTTGAACTGGCGGTGCGGGATAAGGTTCTGACTGAAAACCCCGCTGAAGGGGTGCCCCGGGCCAAGCACCAAAAGGAGCCGCCCGACCCCTTCAGCCTGGAAGAGGCCGAGGCCATTATTGCCTATGCGGCGGACAAATATCCGGAACCCGTCTACAACATGATCGAGGCCTGGTTCTTTACCGGCCTTCGCACCTCTGAAGTGTTTGGCACCCGGTGGCCGAACATCGACGTGAGGGACAAGACCGCGCAAATCGTGGAAGCCATTGTCCGCGGCGAGCGAAAGTCCCGCACGAAGACCAATACCGGGCGCCTGGTCAAGCTCAATAGCCGCAGCTTTGCCGCTTTCCAGCGGCAGGAAAAGCATTCTCGAATGCGCGGCGAGGAGGTTTGGCTGGATCCCAGGTATGAAACGGCATGGAAGGACGAGCGCGCCTTCCGGCGCAGCTATTGGTCCCCGGCCCTGAAGATCCTGGGCATCCGATACCGGCGTCCGTACAACATCCGCCACACCTACGCGACGATGATGCTGATGGCTGGGATGCGCCCGGCATTCTGCGCCAAGCAGATGGGGCATAGCATTCAGGTGTTTCTGAGCACGTATGCCAAGTGGCTGGACGGCGCTCACGACGACCTTGAAATGGCCCGGCTGGAGTCCGCCATTACCCCGAATGTTCCCCGAGAAAACAAAACAGGCACCTAAGTGCCTGTAATGTATAGGAATTCGGTGGGGT